CCCTTGCGGGGGAGTTTAAGGTTGGAAATAGTTGGGCAGACACGCATTAATCCTAAAACTAATAAGCCTTGGTATTACAAAGATAATCCAGACGCTGTTAAGGCTCGCGATGCAAAACGTATGTGGGTTAACGGTAAGGAAATAAAGAAGACCCACCCTTTGTACAAAGCAGGGAGATACAAGGGGTTTGAGGAAGCGGCCTTTAGTTCCTTGGAAAACTATGAGGCGAACCCACAGGGAGAAGTTTACGTTATATATAACAAAGCTTGGCCTGAGTGGGTGAAGGTTGGGATGGCTGTAGATTCCAATGACAGGCTAAAGAATTATCAAACGTCCTCACCTTTTAGGGACTACGCTTTACTGTACTCCTATGAAGTAAACGATAGGAGAGTTGCGGAATCTGCGGCACACGTAAGGTTAGCCAAAGAGTGTGACAACATTAATGAGTGGTTTAAGTTACCCCACGCTGTAGCTAATGAACTAATACTGGAAGTGATCCATGAACACTAAAACAACGGATAACTTAGTGCAAGACATCTACGATCTAATGGTCAGTAAGGACGCTGATCCATCCGTAGACGTTGAGGCAGAGATAGACAAGTTTGGTGAGGGTGTTAAGGCTCTTATGCGTACAGAGTTTGGCAGGGAGAAGCGTAAGGATAATCGTAAGTTACGTCTGTCTAACATTGGGCGCACCGATAAGTACCTATGGAATCATGTCAATGGTACTGAGGGTGAGGACATCTTACCACACACGTATGTAAAGTTTATGTACGGTCACTTGATTGAGGAGATGTTGTTGTTCCTTACTCGCATGGCAGGACATAGTGTAACTGACGAACAGAAGGTATGTAAAGTTGAAGGAATTGTGGGTCACATGGACTGCAAGATTGACGGTGTTGTTACTGATGTCAAGTCAGCAAGCAGTTATGGGTTTAAGAAGTTCAAGGATGGATCGCTTGCCTTTGACGATCCCTTTGGTTATATTGATCAGATCAAAGCCTACGCTCACTCAGAAGGAGACAGGAAGTTTGGATGGTTAGCTATGGACAAAGCCAACGGACACCTGACCTACCTCAAGTACGACTTGGATGATAAGGATGCTAGAGTTTACGATGCGCTGTCTCAGGATATAGCAGAGAGAGTACGTCATGTAAAAAAGCTAGTAAAGTCTTCAGAACCAGAGTTACTTTGTTACGAACCTTTGCCCGATGGCAAGTCAGGAAACTTAAAACTCTCCGTTGGTTGCTCCTACTGTCAATTCAAAAAACATTGCTACCCAGACTTAAGAGTATTCAATTATTCCTACGCTCCTAAGTTTCTCTGTAAGGTGGTTAAGGAACCTAACGTACAGGAGATCATACTAGATGAAGAAGGTTTTTAGATCGGGACTTGAGTCCGCTCTTTATGATCAACTTAATAAAGAGTTTAAGTATGAGCCTTACAAGTTACCTTACATTATACGTAAGAACTATCTTCCAGACTTTGTACATGAAGACAAGAAGATACTGATTGAGGCCAAGGGTTACTTTAGAGTAGGGGACACACAGAAGTACACATCCATAAGAGATTCTATCGGAGATTGGGAGTTAGTATTTGTGTTGTCAGACCCTAACAAAAAAGTAAGGAAAGGTAGTAAAATGACAATGGGGCAGTGGTGTGACAAGGAAGGTTTAGCACACTTCACTGTAAAGACAACTAAAGAGTTACTGAAGTATGTGAGGAATAAAAATGTCACTAACACTTGAGGAATTAAAGGAAGAAGTAATAAGGGAGTATGATGTTGTTCTGTTGTGTGAAGTGTTGGACATAACCCCCGAAGATGTTTTGGAAGCTTTTGAAGATCGTTTAATTATTAATAGAGATAAATTCACAGAGGATACTGAAGATGAGACTTAATGATGCAACTCCTGCTGAGTGGGATAGGTTACGAAAGGAATACCCTGCTATTGAAAAAGCACCTAAGATTGACACGGCTATGAAAGCCTACCACGACATAGCGAACAGTGAACGTGAGGATGTAGTTAACAAACCTAAGCATTATAACACAGGAAACATTGAGTGTATTGAAGCTATAGAAGAGTCTATGTCCAGTGTTGCATTCAAAGGGTATCTCAAGGGCAACTGTATGAAGTACCTTTGGCGTTATGATTACAAAGGAAGACAGGTAGAGGACTTAAATAAAGCTAAGTGGTACTTAAACAAACTAACCATTATAGTTTCCAAGGAGAATAGTTAATGTTTATATCTTTTAGTCTTTTTAATGGAGGAAATTGGAAACGTGACGATAAGATGAGAGAAACATATCTACGACTTATTTCTGTAGGGGATGAGAACCCTAATGATATGTGTGCGAAGACAAGGGCTTTACTGGGCTTCTGTTATTATAGAGAGAAGAGCGTACCACCTAACGAACCTAAACTTTGGTGGAACGATTATTGGATTTTGTTTGAGTTTTTATGGTTTAAAAAAGAAATAGAAATCTATGGCAAAACCTTGCGAGAAGCTATTTATAATTATGTTACTTGGAAAAAGGAGAACAGTTAATGGATCAATATCAGCAGTTTATACATAAGTCTCGCTACGCACGTTGGATGCCTGAAGAGAAACGTAGAGAGACTTGGGAGGAGACAGTACAGCGTTATGTGGACTTCTGGGTCAACCGTGGACAGCTTGACAAGAAGACAGCCAAACGACTGTACAACGGAATACACAGCTTAAAAGTAATGCCGTCAATGCGATGTATGATGACAGCAGGGGAAGCATTAGACAAAGACAATGTAGCAGGGTTTAACTGCAGTTATTTGCACATAGACTCACCTCGTAGCTTTGATGAGTTGATGTATGTCCTTATGTGCGGCACAGGTGTAGGTTTTAGTGTTGAACGTAACTTCATCAACAAGCTACCGATGGTTGCTGAGTCCTTCCATAAAACTGACAGTATGATTGTTGTCTCCGATAGTAAGATCGGTTGGGCTTCCGCATTCCGTGAGTTGATAGCTATGTTGTACGCAGGTAAAGTACCTCAATGGGATGTGAGCAAAGTGAGACCTGCCGGAGCAAGACTTAAGACATTCGGTGGTAGAGCAAGCGGCCCTGAGCCTTTGGTAGATTTGTTTAACTTCTGTATAGAGGTGTTTACCAAGGCCACAGGACGTAAGCTGACATCCATTGAGTGTCACGACATCTGCTGTAAGATAGCTGACATTGTAGTAGTGGGTGGTGTACGTAGGTCTGCTTTGATTAGCCTGTCTAACCTATCCGATCCACGAATGGCTAAGGCTAAGATGGGTGATTGGTGGCGCAGTGAAGGACACCGTAGACTCGCTAACAACAGCGTAGCGTACACAGAGAAGCCTGACTTTGAGTCCTTTCTGTCTGAGATGCAGAACATGTACGAGTCTAAAGCAGGTGAGCGTGGTATCTTTAGTAGAGTTGCGGCACAAAAGATAGCCGCTAGGAACGGACGTAGAGACCCTGAGCAGGACTTTGGTACTAACCCTTGCTCTGAGATTATCCTACGCAGTAATCAGTTCTGTAACCTGTCTGAGGTGGTTGTACGTGCTAATGATACCAAAGCTACCCTTAAGGAAAAAGTAGAACTAGCGGCTATTATAGGCACACTACAGGCTACTCTGACTGACTTCAGGTATCTACGTAAGTTGTGGCAGAGAAACACAGAGGAAGAGGCGTTACTTGGCTTAAGCTTGACAGGCATTATGGATCACAAGGTCTTAAGCAATGACATAACGTCAGCAAAGTGGTTGGAGGATTTAAAAGATGTGGCAATCAAAACTAATAAAGCTTGGGCAAAAAAGTTGGGAATCAATCAGTCAGTGGCTATTACGTGCGTTAAGCCTAGTGGTACTGTGTCTCAGTTGGTCGATAGCGCTAGTGGCATTCATCCTAGGTTTTCTAAGCATTACATTAGAAGAGTTCGTTCAGACGCGAAAGACCCGCTTGCACAGTTCATGTCAGCAGGAGGATTCCCTGTAGAGCAAGACATCATGTCCCCTGCATCCTTAGTCTATAGTTTCCCTGTCAAGTCACCAGAGACTAGTGTTACAGTCAAACAGGTGGGTGCAATGGAACAGCTTAAGTTATGGAAGGCTTATCAGAACCACTGGTGTGAACATAAGCCAAGCATCACTGTTTATTATACAGACGATGAGTTCTTGGAAGTAGCACAGTGGATTTGGAATAACTTTGACTTGTGCAGTGGGATTAGTTTGTTGCCAGTAAGTGATCATGTGTATCAGCAAGCTCCTTATGAAGACATCAGCGAGGATAAGTATCAGGAGTTAGTACAGCAGATGCCTGTGGGTGTTGATTGGAATGACCTTGAACATTTTGAACAAGAGGATAATACTACAGGTTCTCAAGAGTTAGCGTGTGTAGGTGGAGCATGTGAAATAGTATAGAGTTGTAACTTGTTATAAAACTAAGGGGCCTTAAGTGGCCCCTTTTTTTATTCTTTGTCTTCCAGTGCAGAAACAACCCCCGCTGTCGTTAGTAACCCTTGTTCTATTGTCTAAAGTAGTTACGTATTTCCGCTTGTTCCTCTTCAGACAAAGCGTCCATTGTGTCACTAACAATAAAACTTGCAAACTTTTCCATAGCTTCAGGAGACTTAAACGTCATCTTTTCAAAAGCAAGTAGCTTGTTTACAGCTTTAGGATTAGAGGCGGCTTTAGCTAGGAATATAGGCGCTGTTAAGATTGCACCTGAACCAAGCGCGGCCCCTATCGTCCCTCCAACAGAAGCACCTACTCCTGCTCCTGCAATAGCGGTATACTCTTTGTTTCTTAAGAACAAAGTACCTAAATTGCCTTCAGGTCTTTTACTGGCTTCAGCAAACAGATTAAATATTTGTTTTACTCTTCCATAGTCTTGACCTGCAATAATTTTTAATCTTTTGTCTGCGTCTGGTTTACTAAACTGTGACGCAAGTTTTCTATAGGTTGCAATGTCAAAATCAGGGGAAGACATATCAGGAATCAAGTTTTTAAGGAAAGACTGTTTAATGACTTGCTTTGCTTCCTTAGCTGTACCATAGGCAATTTCTGAAGGTAAGCCCTCTCTCTTACCTATTTGTTTATAGGCTTCATCTATACTGTTTAAAAAGACTTGAACTTTATCGCTATTGGTTTGTGTAGTTAACATTCGACCCAAAGCTTCAAAGTTTCCTTTCTCTGCATTTAATATTGTGTTTTTGTTTAATACAGGAAGTAAGCCACTCATTCCTTCTTTATAAGAATTCTTTAGTAACTCATATTCTTTTGCTATTTTAGGGTCAGCTTGTTTTAAAGTATTAATAAAAGACTGCTTTAAGATGTTCTGCAATTCCCCAAGTTCTCTGTCAGCTACAGCGTTGTAGTTGGAAGATTTTATGTCTCCAAACTGACGCATTTGTTGTGATAACATTTTATCAACCTTAAGTAAAGACTGAGCCGTCATGTTTCCGTACTCTAAAGTCCCTGATAGCTGACTGTTAATAAACTTTACGGTAGCGTCATCAAGTGTAGAAATAGCTTTAGACACTGTTTTACCGTCAATTAACTCTGATGTCATTTCAGAATTATTTTTTAAGAACAACTCTAGTTGCTTTTTAATACCTGTTGTGTTTACAGTTTTGTTTACTACTCTTTTACTAATAGTTTCTAAACCGTCACCATAGGAATCGCTAAGTGCCAAGCGACCTGCGGATATAATGTCAAACATTGCTTCCCCTAGATCGGAAGGAGACGCACCAGTTCTTAAGTCAACAGCATTAGCTATGTCGTTCAACGCTGACTGTGCCGCTTGATTTACTTTAGCCGCATTACCTGTGGCTTCCTTACCTGATAAAAGACCTGCATTCCCTATCTTTTCAGCGAAGACAGCAAGACTAGAGGCTTGTCCTGTTTGATACCTCGTTAAACTTGCTCCGCCTTCTTCTAAAATCTTTTGAGTTGCTTTTAAAGACTCAGTTGATCCTGTCTCTAAGCCTTCCTTTATTATTTCTTCCGCTACTTCCTTTGGTGTATAACCCAAGGCGGCTTTAGCTGACAGGTACGCAGGTTTTAAAACCTTACCTAAACCTAAAGTTGCTACGTCAAATCCTGCGGATATTAAAGATTCCTTAACAGCCTCTTGAAAATCCAGGTCTTTACCTTGTAACACATCAGATGTTAAAGACCCTGCTCCTGTACCTGCTGAACCGCCTAGTATGCCCCCTGCTATCATCCCTACGGGGCCAAAAGGGATACCTGCCGCGGCGCCTGCAAGACTACCTCCAAGACCCATAGGTATTTCCATGTTTTCCTTAAGGAAATTACCTGCGTCCTGATACCAAGGCAAGTCTTCTTCCTCTTCTGTAGGAGTTGGTTTTGGAGCAAAGTCTTCAAGAGTAGCCAAGCCGTTAGCGATTGCTTTGTCCTGTATTACTTCTTTACTGGTTCCCACAGGTACGTCATAAATAGTCTCACCGTTAGGAAGCTCAACATCAAAAACTTCGCTCATTATAGGTCACCCCACGTTACTCTTGTTTTTTCAGCTTTAGGTTCTTTATCTTCCTTTAACAACTCTTGTACAAAAGCATTGTATTCGTCAAAGTCTTCTGAATCAGAATATAGTTTAGCTTGTGAAATTCTTTGATTCATATCTTTAATTAATCTTTTAATAATTGCACTATTAGCTTTGTTTCCTCTTCCAACTGTTGCCGCTATTTCTAATAAGGAAGCTCTTTCACCCTCAGAAATAACACCACCAAAGATAGGCTTTAATGATTTATAAACTTCCATAGCTAACACGCGCTCAAAGTCTGCTCTATTGCCGCTAGTTAAACCAAAGAAATCTTCTATACCATAAGCCGCTATGTTGATAGGGCCGCCTGTTGGTAAAGTTTCAAGTATTTTTTGAGCTTCCTCAATGTTCTTTTTATTATCAAGTAAAGCAGGTATGCCGCCAACAGCCTGAGCTTTGTTTTTTACAAATGTTTTTGATTGCTCTTTAGCTTCCGATGTTTCAATCATTCTTGCTTGTTTTTCTGCTGAAGTCTCTCCAGTAGAACTAACAGGAGTAACATTCCCTACAGGTGCAGTTGGCCCCGCAGGATCAACAGGGGAAAGAGACGTTGAAGTAGTTTTAGTTCTTGGGTCTTTTACTTGTGTTCCATAAAAATAATTTCCTTCTTCATCAACCCAAGTATCTGATCCTCCAAACTGAGCAGGAGTTCCTTTTGTAGCATCAGGTAAAAAGTCTTTTAAGTTTTTAGCTGTGACAACTCCTGATTGTACTAACTGAGCAAGCTGAGGTTTGTCAGGATATTTTTCCTGTACATAAGTAGATAAAGAAACCCTATCAGCCATTTCCTGATCCTCAAGCTCTTGTTTTTGAGCCATAGCAGATTCTTGAGCTTTGATTCTGTCAGCCATTTGTGCCGCACGTAAAGGATCAAAGCGAGACACAACACCAACTAACTTCTTCATATCCTCCATGTTGTTTAAATCTAAACCTGACAACTCTGCTTGTAGTGCTTCTTCCGGTGTCGGAGGTATTTCAAAGCCTCCTAGTTTACCAAAAAGTTTAGCAACACCTCTACCACCAGAGGCTATAGTTTCTACACCTTCTCTGCTTTGTTGAGCTATGCGAGTTCTAGGGTTTGAAGATACAGGTTGAATTGATTGTGTAGGAGTTCCTGTTAATAAACCTACTAAATCTTGATATGCCATTATATTGTCCTATTAATATAAATTGTTTTTATTTATTAAAAACCACCACCGCCGCCAAAAGATCCACCTTTTCCTGCGGTTCCACCACCGCTAGCTCCCATAGTAAGTGCTGTTTCTAACGTACCTAATAAGTTATTAAAGAACCCGCT